ACACCCTGCTTGTGCCTAGCAAGCTCCTGAACGACATCTTCGAGTTCATCAATTGGGAGCGTAACGGCTGGCCCTCCGAGGCAGACGAGGGAAACTGACCAAGGCTGACGAGGATCCAGAGAGGGTCTTCGAGAGCTACAGGAGATTCCTAGCTCAACAGCCAATCGATATCACCAAGCTGTACCTCCAGCTGAAATCCAGCAGTCTCGGGGACGAATACACCCGGGACAGCTTTCTGCGTACACCCATAAAGGAGGTATACACCATCCTGGAATTCGGCTACGAGGAAGAGAAGCGTCAAGCAAATATCCATTCAATATCAACTGCCAAACTCGCTCTGATCGTTGTCCAAGTCGCCCAGGCGATGTCTGGCAGCAAAAAAGAGACGAAGATGAGCATCGACGACATGCTTCCCTTCGCGTTGAACGAAGAACAGTCGACGACGAGAACCGAAACGCAAGAAATTCTCAGCAAGCTAACAAGACAAGGAAAGATTCCGGTTCATGTAATTGCTGGACTGAGCAAGGTAGTTTCCTTCTAAAGCCGTCTAAAATAGAAAAACGGATAGGTGTGCTGTGGCTTCTCTCGGAGACCTTACTTTATTTATCTCCGCCGAGACCGGGCGTGCGAAGCAGGATATTAACGACCTCGGCAAGACAGCCGACTCTGTAGCCAATAAAAAAAGAGAAATTGACTTTTCCGTTGGCGCAGCAGCCAACAACATCAAGAAGCTCAAGCGTGATATTGAAGAAGTAGGCGGCGCAATCCGCACCACCTTCAACATTGCCAAGAGAACGCCGTTCCTCGAAGACAAGATCGAGTCGGCTCAGAACTTAATCAATACCACCAAACAGATCCCTCAAATCAGCCGGGATCTGAAGGATGCTTCCAAGGCCGGCAATATCCTCAAAAACAGCTTTGAGGGTTCCGTTGGCGCAGTCGCAAAGCTGACCAACAGCCTGGCAAAGGTTGGCTTTGCTCTGTACGGCCTCCAGCAGATCACAGGCGCGCTACAGGGCGCCTTCGGTGGCTTCTTCAAGGCCACCATCGGGCAGGAGATCGCTCTCAGAGAGCAGATTCTCAAGACTCAGACCGCGCTCGCCTCAACCAACGACGTCTTCCAGGGTGGAAGGAAGATCGAGGACCCTTACAAGGCCATCGTGGCCTTGACAGGGGCGATTGAAAAGCGGATCGAGAGCATCCGTAAGCGCTCACTGGACCTTGCCGGCGTTACCAGCGGTGAGGTCGTCGAAGTCTTCGGCATGGTGGCCCAACAGGTCGGGTCCATCGGAGGGAGCCTCAAGGACGCGGAAGACCTTGCGATTGCCTTCTCCGGCGCACTGGGAACCTTTGGCATCCCGCTCTACCAGGCTCGCCAAGAGATCGGATCAATCCTGCGCGGTGACATCACCACTGATTCCTACCTGGCTAAAGCGCTGGGAATCACCAATGAAGACGTCAAAAAGGCCAAGGAGAGCACTGAGGGTGTCGTTGGCTTCCTGAACAAGCGGCTGGCTACGGCTGTAGCCGGTCAAGCCATTGCAGCCAAGACGTTCAGCGGTGTCACCTCGAACCTGCGCGACCTTGCAGAGCTGATCGGGAAGGATCTCGGTGCACCACTCGTAGATCCCCTCGTCGCAGGGCTGAACAAGGTTTACAACCTGCTGAGCGGCGTCAAGAAGCAAGCGATGGATGCCGCCAAGGCCCTCGGCTCGGGCTTTGCCGGCGCAGCATCAATTATTGGCACCCAGTCCATCGGGAATGCGCGCTCCTTTAGCGGAGGTAACGCTCAAGCCCAGAGGGCAGCTGATGCCGCCGCGCAGACCATTGATCGTGTAGCCACCAAAATCCAGGCTCTGGCAGCCAAGGTCGCTGAGCCGCTGCGGAACGTCTTTGACCTACTGGTGAAAAGCATCGCCAGTCTGAGCCAGGGACTGGGGAGGCTCGCAGCAGGCTTCGTGGGCCTGAAGGTTGAAGTGTTCCAGCAGCTCCTGCAGGCATTCCAAAACCTGTTGGCTGCCGCACAGCCACTGATCTCTGCGACCTCGTCACTGCTCCAGCTCTACGGACAATTCCTGGAGCTTCCTGCGGTTCAGTACTTCAGCTCCCTGGCGGCCCAGTTCAAGCTGCTGGAGACAGTGGGTGTCATGGGCTTTGTGAAGCTCATAGCCACCGGCGTGGCCTTCACGCAGATGTGGAGGGGCGTGGTCGCCGCTGTCACGACGGCAGCTACAGCTATCGCCAGAGTACTCGGCCAGGCGCTGATAGCAGCCGGGACGCTGATGAACGCCTTAGGGCAATCCATCACCGCCCTGGTGGCCCGGTTAGGGGTCGCGATCCCAGCCATCAATCAGCTGGCTGCATCCCTGACAGCATCAGGTGCTGCCGCGAAAACGGCAGGTACGTCGATGGCGACCGCAAACGTCGCTGCCAACGCCCTAGGCAATGGTGTTAAGGCACTTGCGCTGAACGTCCTGAAGTTCAACGCGGTCCTGCTCATTATACAATTGTCAATTACGGCAATAGTTGATGCTTTTGGCCGTTGGCAACGCGCTCAGGAGAAAGTCGCGAGCGACAAGAGAGCTGCTAACGCTCTTAAGGATTTGAACGGAAGGCTAAGAGAAGTAGATGAAAATTCCTCAGCGGCAGCACGCGCTCAGAGAGAACTGGCAGAAAGCATTGTTACCGCAAAATTATCCGAACAAAAAGAAGCCTTTGCCGAAGCAGACAAGAAGGTAGAGGATCTAATCGAAGAAATCAAAAAGCTTAAAAAGGAACTTGCCGATAGAGAAGGCTTCGCATTTGGGCTGGATATTAGTGGCATAAATGCACTCAAGGAAGCAATTAGAGGCAGGGAAGCAGAATTACAAAAGCAGGTAGGCGCGCGCTTTGCTGCGGAAAAGGAATACACAGATACCCTGACCGCATACGAGAAGACAAAAAAGCGCGAAGCTCTTCAAGAGGAGGTCACAACACGGGCCAAAGCTCTCAGCGACCAGAATGAAAAGCTGGCTCAGCAGCAAATACAGCTCGGCCGCGAGGTCGCAAACGCCGAATTCAGTGCCCGCATGGAGCTGGCGCGGGCACAAATCGAGGTGTTCCAAGCCGGGGAAGAGCTAAGGATTCGCCAGCTGGATATCTACAACCGGAAGCTGATCGACGGTCAGGAAGGCGCTTCTGCTGCAGCACTGGAGGCGCTGAACACCTACCTAGTTGAAAAGGAGAAAGGCGAAACCAATATCGAGGCACGGCGGAGAGAATTCCAAATCCGTGCCGCTGAGATCGAAAGAGAGATCGAGAACTACAAGTTCGACATCGCCCAAAAGATCCTGGAGCTCAAAAAGCAGGGTGCCAAGATCGACATGGACGCTGCTGACTACGTCAAAAAGCAGCAAGAACTCGCCAACATGGGCGGCAACCCAGGCGCTGGTGGGGTGATGCTCCCCGGCGCTGCAGGAGCCACCGCCCGTGTCGGAAGCAGCGGACGTAGCACTGGTCCCCACCTCGACATCCGTGGGCCTAATAGGGAGAACGTAATCAAAGAGGCCGAAGCCATCATCAAGGCTTGGCAGCAGATGGGCGTCAAGTACATGGTGCTGTCCAACATCAACAAGGACATCACAAGGGTCACCGACTCCGGGGAGCTCCGTCGTCTCCTGAAGTTGGAGCAGGAAGCCCACGACTCGACTCGCGGTCGCGCAAGAGGCGCCAGCAGCGGTGCTATCGACATCGCAGTCCCCATGGGCACACCGATTCCGGTGCCTGTGGGTCAGGTGGGCTTTGATCCCAGTGGTGGCGGTTACACGGCAGCTTCTGGGTTCGGGCTGGGCAACCGGTTCCTGCACCTCCAACAAGGCAGCAAAGCCACCGCTGCAGGCGCCGCTCCTGCTCGCCCGTCGATGGACACCGGGGCAGTCGCTGCCCCTTCAACTGCTGGGGTCGAGGCGGCTAAGCGCGGGTTGATTGGATTGAATGATCAGTTACTTCAGTTTGAGCGTCTGAATCAGCAGATAACTGACCAACAGAACCTGGAGCAGTTCTTCAAGACCCTTGCGCCCAAGATTCCAGTAGAGCAGTTCAAGGACGTCGTTATTCAGGTCCAGGCGTTTGCAACAGCGGCCAAGGAAGGCATGGATCCTGACAAGGTAGCTATTTACGGGGAGCAGCTAGCGAAACTGAGAATCTACGAGCGCGAGATGGCTGAAGCCATCGAGGAGGCTGGAAAGCAAAGGGGCATGACGGCTGAGAAGCTCAAGAAAATCGAAGAAGAGCTTAAGAAGCGCTTCTATGGACCTGGAGGTACAAAAGAACAACTCGATACGGAGCTGCAGCTTCGTTTGCAGGCACTCGAAGCAGAGCGTCAAAAAGCGGCAATCATCGACTTGATGAATAAGACCCGTCAGAGTTCCCTTGGCACGACTCAGGGAATCATCACAGGAAATGCCGAGATGCAGGCGCAAACATATTACGACCCTCGGGAACAGCAAAGGATTCTAGCCGAGGGAGCAATTGCCTCTGAGGCTGCAAGGTTAGACCAGGAAAATGCAGACTGGCGTACTGGCACCGGTGAAGCATATGACGAACTAAGGGCAAAATTTGAAGAATTCCGGCAACAGAAACTCTTTGATGCAGAGCGTCAAGGGGAGTTTGAGGCCATGCGAAATCAATTCCAGATGCTGAGTGATGTGGCGTCTGGGGTAGGCCAGGCCGTTGGACAGGCGTTCTCATTCGGTGTCCGAGACATTCTCACGGGGTCAAAGACGATCAAAGAAGTGCTGGCTGACATGTTCACAAGCATTGCCGACTCATTCTTCCAAATGGCACAGAAAATCATTGCAGACATGATCAAGATGCTCGTCCTCAAATCCTTGCTTGGCCTCTTTGGCAACACGATGGGAGGCGGTGGCGGTGGAATGCTGGGAGGGCTGTTTGGCGGAGACAGCAGCGCTGGCTTCAAAATGGACAGCCTGCTCACGTCAGGTGCATCAGCCAGCGGCGCAAATATGTTCATGGGTTCAGGTGCTGGGTTCGCCAGCGTATTTAGTAAGAACGGGAACGTGCTAGTAGGGGGCTTCCAACCCTTTGCTGCTGGTGGTGTGGTTAAGAAGCCAACTCTGGGCCTGGTAGGGGAAGGTGCCTATAACGAGGCCATTGTTCCGCTCCCCAACGGCAAGGCGATTCCCGTAGAAATGCGTGGAGAGGGCGGTGGAACAGGCCCTATCACAACAAATATCACCGTGAACGTAGAAAGCTCCGGCAAGACCGAGACTGAAATGGGAGGGGATCAGGCCGGTAAACTCGGTAAAGCTCTTGATAATGCAGTTAAGCGCGTAATTCTTGAAGAGAAACGTCCTGGAGGCATGCTGAGTGGCCGATAAAGCACTATCCCTTGACTTGACTATCAACGTCAGCGAAAAGGTTTTCCACAGGGTTAAGAAGTACGGTTTTGGCGATGGGTATGAGCAGATTCAAAAAGATGGCATCAACTCAAGATCGACAGAGTACGAAATAACCACTAAGCCGCTGTCCTCCAGTGACGCCTCCACACTTAAAACAAACTTGGACTCAGTAGCTACAGGTGATTACTTTGTAGCTACGCTTAGCCCCTTTTCAACTACGTCAAAGCGCTACCGACTAAAGAACGGCTCGTACACCGAACAGTTGCTTCCATCAACAGCACGCCACATATTTACTTTTACACTCCAAGAAGCATTCGCCCCGTAGAAATGGCACGCTACCCTGTTGTGAATACCGGCACCCTTGACGTCACCCTGCCTAAAACAACTGACGTACTAGATGCCATCAAGGTGTTAGAGGAAGCGGAGACTGACTTCTACAACCTCCGGAGAGATTTGATAAATGGCTACCCAGGCAAGATTAAAGACATAACAGCTGCAGAAGTAGAAAAGATATACGACAGCAAAATAGGGACTGAACCCTGGAGATATACCGAGATCTACAACGATTCTGGTTCAGTAGCTAAATCCAACGACTATCCCAGTCCCTCAGTTATCACGTCGTATGGTTTTGGTAGCGTCAATGAGTTAGCAGAAAGCACTGCAAATTGCTTCTGGATAGACATGGGCTGGGAAAACACACCCCAATCCACACCGAGCGGTGGGTACCCATATATCCACACAGACGAAGTGGAAGATCCAGATACATTCGTAATGTCGGATGTACCAACTCTGTTTAGATTTCTAAGCGTTAGAGGAGCGGCTTGGATTGATCTGGCTGCTGGGGAGGATGGTGGAGCATACAACAGTTTATTCAGTAGCCGAGGGACCAAGAAAGTCCATCAGGACAGTACCCTTCTAGGCGTGCTGTACGGTGGCTGGGACGGCAAGACTGACTATTACGAAGGTTTTGGCATTTCCCCAGTTGCCCATGAGGGTAAAGGGGGGCTGTCAGACTGGCAGGCTCACATGTGCAAACTAGTAGGCAAGGCTTGGGATGATTCCGTAGGCGGTGCACTACAGGATTACAAAGACCGCCTAAAAGAATATCAAGATGACACAAAGGCAGCGGCCAGCATTGTCTTGAACACAACGTCTATAAAAGGGCCTTGGGACGGGTACACGCAGACAGCAGCACTGAGCATGAACAAGCCTGGTGTCCTTAAGGCCTCACTGGTACAGGAGTTGCGAGGGATTAACTAATGAAAGAGGACGCCCTAGTAAACCTGTACATAATTGACGGAAGCCATCTGAGCACTTCCTGGGGCGGGAAGATCTACTTGGTCTCTCCGGAACAAACGGGGGGTAAGGTGGTCAAGTTTATTGACGAGAGAATAGACAGCACGAAGCTGGTTAATTACCAACCAGTCCCAATAGCCGCGACCGA